ATTATTCCATGACGAAATGGTTGCAGATGGCATCAACATTACTGACTACTTGGCTTATGAGAATAGCTATGGCAAAAATGCACAAGGCAAACGCATGAGTTACGCAGAGAATGACTCTATAAGAAATAAGATGAAAGACTTTGCAGACAAAGAGTGGCACAATCATGTTTCTTTTGAGGGTATGTCTTTCGCAGTACCTTACAGTAAGAATAGCTGTCATCAAAGAGCAAGACTTATATCTACTATTAAGATAGAGCCATTTATACAAAACGCTAGATTGTTTGAAGGGTTGCAGATAGCTTTCACTACCTTACAAAAGTCAAGAGAAAAACTATTCGAGGCATACAAAGGTCTAATCATGGCTTCAAAATACTTTGAAACTATCTTAGAAACTTGGGCAGAGGCTAGTGCTATGTCATCTCATGTTGGAAGAAAAGGTGAAACTGCTTTGAGTATTGTGTCAGAAGATGCTATCAATCTCATCAAGCAAGATCAACTAAAACGCAAGATGCAAGACGAGACTCTTGTTGTCGTAACAAAAGGCAATAGGCATGTGGGTTCGTAGATACGCAGAAGATACTGAAGACTGGGGAAATACTGTTGACTATAAAGGTAGTGATATAAGTTTTACCTTTTCTGAAATAAAACATGCTTCCCATGCTTCAGGAGACTTCGCCCAACTTTGGACTCTTTCTGTGCATAAGCAACAAGATGATGGTGAGTATCGCTATAATGGCATACAAATATCAGTTACGGATTGGTTTAAATTAGTTAATCGAGAAATAGCTAGTGCTAGAAATGGAGAGCCTGAGCAAGTGTATGTTGCTTTAAAAAAGTCTAAGCACTTTTGGGTAGTCAGAGAAGAATGTATTCCTCCCCTTCCTAATCCTAACTTAGATCATACTGAAGGTAGGTATAATCATTATAGCAAACAAGCACAAAAAACTGCTATAATATAAAAAGTTTCGAGGTCTGACATTGCCTCGATTTCAACCCAAGAGTCTATTCCTTTCGGCTCTTGGGTTACAGGTTAAGTTAAGTATCTATAGGCAAAGTAGGGTAGAAGTAACCCACGCATAGATACTTTATTTAACTACTCTAGGTCTTGCAGGTGTAAGCCATTGTGTGCATTGGGTTCGTTACCTAGTGAGACATTAGAGAGTTAAAGGAAACGCAACGCAAAGCACATTGAGGGAGGTTGCCAGAGTAATTACAGATATCGCCCCACCTCATTACAGCGCCCAAGAGATTAATTACCTCTTGGGCGTTTTTTTATGCCTATTTGACAAAGTAGTAATATGTGCTATACTCCTAAAACAATGAATTATAATCAACAGCTAACAATAGTAAAAACACTAATACCACAGGGAGATCTGGACATGAGATTTGATTGTCCATTCTGCCACCATTCCAACACATTTGTAGTAAAGCGAGAGCAATCAGAATTAAAATGGTATTGCTTTAGTGCATCATGCTCTGCTCGTGGAAAACACGAAGTGGAGATGTCAATGCAACAGGTGGCAGATACCGTAGTTACAGAAAACAAAGCAAAGCAAGAAAAAGAAAAGCAATTTGCTGTGCCTAGTAGTTTTATATCTATTTTATCTGAGCCTAAGTGCTACGATTATCTTAGAAAAAATAATTGTATGCAAGCAAAAGAAAAAGCAAAGGCAAGTTTTATGTACGATGTAAAGCAACACAGAATAGTCTTTCTTATAAAAGAAAAAGAAAAGATAATGGGTGCAGTAGGTCGTGCTTTAAACTCAAAGGTATATCCAAAATGGTATATGTACTCAGGCAAGACTTATCCGTTTACTTGTGGCAATAGTGATACAGCAGTACTGGTAGAGGATTGTGCAAGTGCTTGTGCAGTATCTTCTGTTTACACAGGAGTTGCATTGATGGGTACAAGTTTACCTGAGACTTACATACCTATACTCAAAAAAAAGTACAAGAAGATAATCATTGCTCTTGACAGAGACGCTACAACAAAATCATTTGACATAAGTGAAAAACTAAACTATTATGTAGAAACAAAAGTCAAGATACTAGAAGACGATCTAAAGTACTATAACGAAAAACAAATAAAGGAGATACTAAATGCATAGACTATACTTAAAACTAACGGAAGAAGAATCAACAGCATTAGCCTGGGCGATTAAATACTTAAAACTTGAAAACACTTCACTGCCTGAAGAAATACAAATGAAAGCAAATGTAATTCAGTCATTGGAAAACAAGTTTAATGATAACGCTATAGATACAGGGTGGTACTAATGTTTATAGATAAAGTATTAATTCAAACTATAGGCACTCATTACTCAGAAGGCAAGACCAAAAAAAATCAAGTGCTATCAGAAAACAAAGCAAACGAAGGCATGACTGCTAAATCATTTTATAGATTTTTAGAGTCTTACGAAGAGCATTTGACAAACGGGTACACTGACTGTACTATAGAAGTTAAATTCAAAGAAAGAGAGAGTGACTGACAATGAATATATTTTTTCTAGATAAAAGCCCGGAACTTGCTGCAAAGTATTTGTGTGATAAACATGTTCCTAAAATGCTATTAGAATCTTCACAGATGCTATCAACTGCCATCCAAAGACATTTGGGTGGCACAATAGGTGAGTTATATAAGCCTGCCTATCCTAAACACCCTATGACTATTTGGGTAGGAGATAATAAAAACAATTTTAAATGGGCATTAGAAAATGCCTCTTTCATAAACAAACAGTACGAAGTTCGTTTCAATAAAAAACACAAGTCAAACAGAGTTATAGAGTTTATAAAGTATTGGGATTTTAGTGACAGCATCCCACAAGGTGATATGACAAATCCTCCTCAATGTATGCCTGATAACTACAAAGGTAAGAGCCATGTAATTGCATACAGAAAATATTACAAAGGTGATAAATCTTATTTTGCTAAATGGGAAAAAGGTGTGGCTATGCCTACATGGTGGCTGAAGTGAAAGTATTTATGACAGAAGAGTCAGTTGACATTATGACTAAGTTTATATATGATTATTTAAAATCAAAAGCAAAGACAAGAAAAAACATAAAAGAAGCGATTGAGCATTACCAAGATAGGGTAATAGAACATATGAGAAAAGAGAGAGGTATAGTAGATGAATCTTAAATTTAAATCATGGATCATGGATGAGCAAATAAAAGACCAAGAACGTATGCTTATAGAATCCGAAGGCAAGAAAAGTAAAACAAGAATATGCATGATGTGTAGTGATGTTTTTGTAAGTGAGGGCAATCACAACAGGATATGCACTCCTTGTAAGCACACAGATGATTGGACATATGGAAATGATTATGGTATACTAGACTAATGATAGAAAAAGAACTTATAAAATTACTACTCAGCAAAGAGTTTTATACAAAAAACAAAGGCAAGTTATCCAAAGAATTATTTACAAATGGCACAGGAGATTTGTACGCCACAATCGCCAAAGCCCATCAGGACTCAGACAATGATTTAACATTGAATGAGATATCTACATTGTACACGGATGTTGATAATCCTGCTCTAACGAGAGTTGCAAAACAAAATTTTCAATCTCTGATTGAGGATATAGAATCTTCGTCTTTACCGAATGCAAAGATAGCACATAACATACTAGAGTCTCTGTACAAAAGAAGACAAGCAAATAAAATTGCTGTATTGGCTACAGAAATATATAATGGTAAAGACGCAGATTTTAGTGAGATACAGAAATGTTTGGAGTCATCTATAGACGATGAAGGTGACACTTACGATTATATTACTTCCGATGTGGGCGAGTTAGTGGAACAATTAAAAGATAACACTAAGTTCAAGTTCAATCTTAAACCATTACAGGAGCGAGTACATGGTGTAGGTGAGGGCAACTTAGTTATATTATTTGCTCGCCCTGAAAGTGGTAAGACTGCATTTTGGGTAAACCTAATTGCAGGAGTAGATGGTTTTGCATCGCAAGGTGCGAAAGTTTGTGCGCTGATAAATGAAGAACCTGCTATCAGAACACAGATGAGACTAGTCAATGCGCATACAGGTATGACATTCGAAGAAATAAAAAACGATACTGCCCTAGCCAATAGGAAATGGGCTGAGATCAAAAAGAATGTACATATACTAGATACTGTTGATTGGGATTTAGCCAAAGTAGATGAGTTAGTAGCGAAAGAAAAGCCTGATATAATTGTTATTGACCAACTTGATAAAGTTGGAGTTGCAGGAAATTTTGCTCGTACTGACGAAAAACTTAGGGCTATATACACAGGTGCTAGAGAGATTGCCAAAAGAAACAATTGCTGTGTGATTGCGATCTCTCAGGCATCTGCGGATGCTCAAGGTAAACTTGATATAACATTCGACATGATGGAGAATAGTAAAACAGGAAAGGCGGCAGAGGCAGATGTAATCATAGGCGTAGGATATAGAGACAAGGTAGATATGGATAAGAATCTAAGAGGCTTAAACATAACTAAGAATAAAATCACAGGGTGGCATGGCATGATACCTTGTAACATAATCCCAGAATTGTCGAGGTACGCAGAATGATTACTACATTTGATGTAGAGACTAGCTTTCAAGTAACTGACGAGGGTAAACTAGACCCTTCAGCAAAAAACCCACACAACTTTTTAATTTGTATGGGTTTGAACGAGGATTATATATTTTTTAAACACAATGAGTTTAGAGGTACTCCTGATAGAAATAGAGTTCAGGCTATACTAGACGAAACAACGCTATTAGTTGGTCATAATATAAAGTTTGACATAATTTGGCTATGGGAATCTGGATTTACATACTCAGGCAGGGTCTACGACACTATGGTAGGTGAGTATCTATTAAACAGGGGTATAAAAAGAAGCTTAAAGCTAAAAGATTGTTGCGTGAGAAGAAATGTAACACAGAAATCAGATCTAATGGAAGGATTTATCAAGAACAAAACTTCTTTTGAGAATGTACCTATAAAAATGCTTGAAGAGTATGGTAGGTTTGATATTAAGTCTACAAGATCATTGTTTGATGCCCAGATGGAGCAGTTTAAGATCGGTAAGAATAAAAATCTAATCAATAGTGTTAAGATGATGTGTGAGTTTTTAGTTGTTTTATCTAAAATGGAAAACAATGGCATATTTATTGACGATAACGCCTTGCAACAAGTAGAAAATGATTTTCAGCAAGAGTATGATAGTCTTAGAATACAAATAGACGAGGCTATATACGAAAAAATGGGAGACACTTCTATAAATCCTTCTAGTCCTGAGCAACTATCTTGGTTATTGTATGGAGTCAAAGTAACTGACAAAAAGAAATGGGCAGTTCAATTTAATCTAGGGGTAGACCCTTACACAAAAAAACCTAAGCGCAGAACTAAGTATTCTAAAACAGAACTTAGAAAGATATTTGATATGTTTTTACAGCCTGTGTATAAAACTAAAGCAGAGCATTGTGTTGCTTGTTCCGGCAAAGGTCAGATTCAAAAGTTCAAAGTCAACAAAGAACCTTACAAAAATCTTACAAAATGTTTTGACTGTGGAGGCAAAGGTTACATATATAGAAACACAAAAGAAAAAGCAGGTTTTAAAGGTAAGGTAGAATCTTCTTTAGATGTTGCTGAAGGTGGATTTAAAACAGACAAGACTACTCTACTTAAAGTAGGCAATACAGGTGATGATGAGTTAAGATCGTTTATTGAAAAGATATCTAGGTACAATGCATTAGAGACATACTTAAAAACTTTTGTTGAAGGTATAAAAAAACACAAGACAGAAGATAATTATTTGTATCCAAACTTTATGCAATGCATTACTGCAACAGGTAGGCTGTCAAGCCGTGATCCTAACTTCCAAAATCAACCTAGAGGTAATACTTTCCCTATAAGAAAAGCTATTAGTTCAAGATTTGAGGGAGGATCTATTATGGAAATAGACTTTGCTCAGTTAGAATTTAGGGCTGCTGTATGCCTAGCCAAAGATAAGAATGGATTAAAAGATATTTTAGATGGTGTTGATGTTCACGCTTTCACAGCAAGTGTGATAGGCTGTGAGAGGCAAGAAGCTAAGGCACATACATTTAAACCACTCTACGGAGGCATGTCAGGTACTCCTCCGCAACAAAAGTATTATGTAGAGTTTTTACAGAAGTACCCTGATATAAAAGTTTGGCATGATAAACTGCAGGATGAAGCAATAAGACGTAAAGTCATAACTCTACCAACAGGTAGACAGTACGCTTTTCCAAGTGCAGAAAGAATGCCGTGGGGTGGCTCAAGCTTTTCAACACAGATAAAAAATTATCCTGTGCAAGGCTTCGCTACTGCTGACATTGTGCCTCTAGCCTGTATCCTTTCTCAAAAATTGCTAGAGGACAATGCCACAAAGAGCATCTTAATCAACACAGTGCATGACTCTATAGTTGCTGACATATTTCCTGGTGAAGAAGATATTGTTGCTGACTGTTTAAAGAGAGGTTGCCTAGGTGTTGTTCAAGAACTAAAAGACAGGTACGATGTTGATTTTGATGTTCCATTAGAGGTTGAGATAAAAGTAGGACCAAATTGGTTAGACACTACGATTTATCATTGACAATACGCAGTATCTATGATACTATACGATTAACAATAAAGCACTGGAGGTGCAAACATGACTAATGAAGTAAAGCCTTTTGAGTCTCTAAGTAATGAAGAGATAATGAAGATGACAGGGCAGGACGATGGATCTCAAATGGGATCAGGAACTTTGCCAAGACTGGCAATAAACAGGGCTGCTGAAGATGATGACGGAAATGCTTTGAGGGCAGGAGTCTACAATATCTATGATCCTGAATCAGAAGCTAAAGTCTACAGCTTAAAAGATACAGCAGTACAGTTTAGACCATTTATTAACGCTTATCAATACATGGAGTATGATGCAGATGATAACAAGTATGCCTCTACATCAGTAATATTTAAATCATGGAAAGATGAGCCTATTGACACAAAAGGGGGAGTACGATGCGGCAAAGTTATTGGTAAAGATAAAGAACAACTTACTGATGCTGAAGTAGATGCGCAAAGAAACATAAAATGCTATAGACTTGTTTATGGAGTCCTTAGTATGGAATGCACAAAAGCAAATGGTGAAGCTACCTCTGTAAAAGAAATGCCCGTTCTATGGCGTGTAACAGGTATGAACTTTAAACCTATTGGGGAAACTCTAAAAGGATTGAAGGGTAGAAACAGTCTGATGTTTAACCATGTGCTAAACTTATCTACTAAGCGAAAGAAGAGTGGAAGTAATACATTCTATGTAGCTGATATTGATGTTGACTCTAAGCAAGTTGAGTTCACCAAGAAGGATCTTGAACACATGGATATGTTTAACGATCTTATTCAAGAAGAGAATAAAAAGATCGCAGAGCAGTGGAAACAAGCTAACTCTAAAACTAGCATGAAAGACGCAGAGAGTGCTACGATTATAGACGCAGTATCTTCTGATAATCCTGAGGACTTTTTAGCTACTTAATGTCAAACTCTATTTTAAACAGAGTACAGATGTTTCTCACGGAGGCTAACAAAGCCTCTGTGGGAGTGTCTAGTACAATAGTTAAAGAGTTTGGGCAAGCTTGTGAAGATGCCTTTAAAAAGCAGTTTACAGAGCAACACGATAGGGCATTTAGAACTAGGATGTCGAACATAGGCAGACCTTTGTGTCAGCTTCAGATGGAGAAGTCTGGTGCAGAGGCAGAGCCTATGCCTTATAACTTCAAGATGAGAAATCTTTTTGGGGATATGATTGAAGCTGCTGCAGTAGCTATACTAAAAGCATCAGGAGTAAAAGTAGATGCTATACAGAAGAAAGTTAAACATAAATTTGATGATGGGTCAGAGATTGATGGTACTTATGATATCAAGATTCAAAATAATATTTATGATATTAAGAGTGCATC